GAATCCGAGGACAGTAATCGAGGTGTTTTTATGCCAAACTATGACGAGCGAAAAATAAAATGTCCTTTCTTCGTTACGATGGCTAAACAAAGCATTTCTTGCGAAGGCATAACGGATGATAGTATCATTAAACTAATCTTTTCATCACAAAAAGGAATGAAACTCCACAGGAGTGTTTTCTGTGGAGAGAAGTATGAATGTTGCGAAATTTATAGAGCTTTGGAGGAAAAGTATGAATAAGAGAGATAAAAAACGAAAAGAACACCGATATTTAGAACGGCAGGCGGACAAGTTGAAGCTGCAGGGAGCAGAACAGGCGATAGATATGCTCTATGTTATTCCTTTGTATGTGCTACGAGAACAGTTTGGCTTCGGTAATGTAATATTGATGCGTTTTATTGAGCGGTTCAATCAAATCACAGAGCAGTTGGGACATAAGAAGGTCCCGTTAAGAACTCTTGTTGATCATATTGAATATGAGACAGGAATTAAGTTGCAGGACAATGCGGTAATCAACACATGGAATATTGACGGTGAACCAAAGAGAGTTGTGAGGAGACCGAGAAAAAATGAAAAAGCGGAAGTGCTTAAAAGAACATTATATCCCTTATGTTGATACAATTTGTCAAGTCGGCAGACACTTTTGGCGTTTTGATTATATCAAGACAATTCATTATTGTTATTTCTGCAACAAGATAAGAGTGCAAAGGAAATTGTATTTTAATATGCCAAAAATATTTAAGAAAGATGACGGACTTCCGTTTTGAGAGGTATTAAAAATGAAATGTAAATATTGTGGAACAGAGCCAAACAATGCAACAACTAAAAAGGGTTTATATGTTTGTTGCTGTTATATGCTCCATTTAGAGAATGGCAAATATACACAACATCATATGGATAAAGAAGCAGACCACCCAACCGAGAAAGGATATGAGAAAAAATGAAAATATCACAATTAACCAAAGTAATGGATAAAGACGATGAAATCGTCATTGATGATGGAAACAAGAGCGTAGACAGGATGCGTGTTTATGAAGGTGCGGTTAGAGGGATAAAGAGAGATAGTCCCATTAATAAAATGCACGTTGTTGTAATTTATCCGTATGATAACAAACTTCTTGTTCTTGCTGAATATCCAACAGAGAAAGGCGGTGTTTCCGAATGAATATTTTTTGCAGAGTAGATGATTGCAGATATATAGAATGTGGATTGTGCAAACGAGGAGATATAAGCATCAGCGAAGATTTTGAATGCGAAGATTACGAAAGCTATCTTGACACAGAAGAATGGAGAAAACCATTTTGGAAGAGAATGCTTGACAGAGATAACAATCGCACTTGCCGTGTTAAGTATTATGGAAAGGAAATAGAGATTAACGGCAGAAAATTCTTTGCTGAAAGCAGAAACGGATATGCACATTTAACAGATGAAATAACAGGAATGAGGTCAGGTACATATGACTATATCAAAGAAAACCTTGATTTAATTGTTAAAGCCTCAAGTAAAGTTGAAACGCCACTTCAAGAATTGCCTATCGCTACTTATGACGAAAAAACAAGAAAATTTCATTATGAAGCGAAAGGCGGTGCATCTGATGCGTGAGATTTTGTTTAGAGGAAAAAGCAAAAATAATGGCAAATGGTATCAAGGCGATTTGGTAACAGTTGCACACAAACGATTTATTGATGATGATGTTGTCAAGGAAAGAGTTATCCCCGAAACCGTAGGACAATACACAGGCTTGACCGACAAGAACGGCAAGAAGATTTTTGAGGGGGATATAGTTGTAGTATATGCAAGAGGTTATCACACGGTATGTACGGTTTCTTGGGCTGAAACAGTAGCACATTTTCAGTTGTGGCAAATTAACACAGTTCCGAAAACTTCAACTAATTTAAACCTCGGCAATTATGATTTCGAAGTAATCGGAAATATACACGATAACCCTGAACTGTTGAAAGGCGGTGCATCTGATGCGTGATAGATTGGTTGAGTTGTTGAAAAATGCACGTTCGTTATATGCCCAGGAAGATAGCGGTAAAACTATGTATGAAGAATTTGCCGACTATCTTCTTGCAAACGGTGTATTTGTACCGCCTTGTAAGGTGGGGCAGACGGTTTATCTCATAAAAGACGGATTTATAGAGCGTTGCGAGGTTGAAGGAATACATTATACAAGGCGAAGCAATTATGTAAGAATAAGACCTTATCATCAAGAATATTTGGGAAATTGGAGCGTTTATTACAAACCATCAATAAGTAGTTTCGGCAAAACAGTATTCCTCACCAAAGAAGAAGCAGAACAGGCATTGAAAGGCGGTGAGGGTGATGGCACAGAAAACAGAAATTGTTTGTGATAAATGTGGTAAAGAAATAATCAATCCTATGGGGTGTTATTGTCCTACATATGCATTAAAAAACTATTCAGCAAAAATTACTCTTTGGGGAGTAGGTGAGCCGAGAAGTAGTTTTGGACAAAGAATTGACTTGTGTCCTGATTGTTATGAGAAGTTTATAAATTTTTTGGAAGAAGGTGCGGAGTGATGGCTGAATGTAAGAAATGTGTACTGCAATATTCAAGTTATTGTATCGGTTGCAACAATGTAAAACAAGGTCTTAATTTGACGGACAAAGAATATACAGAATATTTAAAATCACGCACGCCAAAAGGAAGAGGTGATGGTGATGGCAGATAGATATATCAGCGAAAAAGCCTTGATTGAGAACATCGCAAAGATTGAGGATTTGCGAACGCTGAGCACCAAGACTGTAGGCGAAGCTATCAGCATGACCCCGACAGCAGATGTTGTGGAAGTGGTAAGGTGTAAGGATTGTATTCATGGGCTTGATGTGGATGGTAGAATCATGTGCAATGTAAATGCGGAAGAGGCATTCGGCAAATGGTTCGGATTAAGAGCGACAAATGATATTAACTATTGCGGTTATGGTGAAAGGATGACGGACAATGACGTGTAAAGATTGCTTATATTTCCGAAGATGTGTTGTTTTGGGTGTTGAACTTGATATAAAGCACAACAAGGAAGCCGACAAAAATTGCCGGCACTTTAAAAACAAAGCTGACTATGCGGAAGTGAAGCATGGATATTGGGAAGAAATAAAATGTGGTGATGGTATATTTGATTATTGTTTCAAATGTTCAAATTGTGGCAAAACAACACCACCGAAGGCATTTCCCGTTGCACCTGATTATTGTCCGAATTGTCCTGCAAAAATGGACGGAAAAAGGAGTGATACATAATGGATGAATTGTTACCGTGTGAGTGTGGAAATGAAAATATACGAGTATCCAAATGGGGGTTGTGGCGTGCTTGGTGTCCGATTTGTTTAAGACGGTCGACAGATGAATTAACCGAAAAGGAAGCGAAGAAAGCTTGGAACACACGAACAAAAGAAAGAGGTGTGGAGAAGTGAAACAAGTATATAAATGTGATTTTTGCACGGAGTGTTTTTCAAGCGAGAAAGAAGCAAAACGACACGAAGATAAATGCTCCTGCAATCCCAAAAACAAAGTTGATGATAAAACAGTTTTTAGATTGTCCATGATTTTGTATGAGTTTACTGATATATTGGCAACCGCCTTAACAAATCACAACGAAGAAAAAATATCTTTTGTTTTGGGTGAATTTGAAAGAGCAGACGAAAATAATTGTCCTTTTATGGTACTCCAAGAAAAAGGCAGAGCGTTGTATGCTTTAAGACACGCAGGAGATATAAAAAGAAAAAGGGAAGGATTGAAAACAACCAAGTATGAAGATATTTTGAAACAATATCCCGAATTAGTGAATGCCGTTGAGCAGACACTAAATCGTCCTGCTTGGAATGAACGATAAGGCGGTGATTCAGTGGAGAATAGAATGACAGATGAACAGATTATAAAGGCGTTGGTGTGTTGTAGCAGTGGCACAGGGGCGGAAGCTTGTGAAAAATGTCCTTTTCATAAAAAAAACATATGCGGTAATGAGGTTGATGCTCCGCAAAAATATGCCCTTGGTCTCATCTATAGGCAGAAATCTAAGATAGAAACACAAGAAATGGACAAACGGCAATTACAGAGTGATATCATCAACAGTAATCAAAATTTTGACCATATTAAGGGTTTGTGGGAACAGGAAAAATAAATAGCTGAAAAATGGCGGGAAAAGCTTATAAGAGCATTCAAGGAGTTACAAGCGGCACGAGTCGAAATTGAGAAATTGGAAATCGAGTTAAAGGCAATGCGAGGTGCGGCGAACTCATATAAGGCAGAACTTGAGAGGTTGCAAAAAATGCAACAACTGCTCTCAAAAGAACTGGAAACAGAAAAGATTAAAAATTTTTAATTTCTTTTCACTTAGGCAGACGGGCAGAGTGAGAATTGTATATATCAGATAATGAAAGCCGGGCGAGTAATTCGTCCGGTAATTTTTTTGTGATGGAATCGTAGTGGGGTAGAAGTTTATTTTTTTTGCCGATATAATGATAATATCATACAAAAAGGAAGGAGGTTTCCTGTGGATTGGGAAAAGATAAAAGCAGAATACATAGCAGGTGGCACAAGCTACAGGAAGCTTGCGAAGAAGTATGATGTTTCATTTAATTCTTTGAAGGATGTTGCAATAAGAGATAAGTGGTTTGAGTTACGCAAACAAACACACAACAAAAGCACAACAAAAATGGTAGATACAATTTCATCAGATATAGTCGAAAATGCCGTTAAGATAAATGATGTTGCGGATAAATTGCTTGATAAAATAGTTATTCTTTTGAAAGCATCTGAAGTGATTGATAGTCAGGTGATAAAGCAATGTACGTCTGCATTGAAAGATATTAAGGATATCAAGGGTGTTAAGAGTGATATAGATATTCGAGAACAAGAAGCAAGGATTGATAAATTGCGAAAGGATATTGAATCAGACGGAGCTGATGATGACAAGCCAAGTGGTGTTGTGCTTATGCCACCTATCATGGACAGTTTAACACCACCAAGCGAGGAGGATGTCGATGAATAATGTAGTATGGACTCCCCAACCGAGACAGTATGACTTCATGATTCGCCCGGAAGATGAGGCTCTGTATGGCGGTGCCGCAGGAGGAGGAAAAAGTGATGCTCTTGTGATTGAAGCAACAAGGCAAGTGCATATACCTCACTACAAAGCATTGATACTCAGAAAGACATATCCGCAGTTGACGGAGTTGATTGAGAAGTCGCTGAGATACTATCCAATTGCATTTCCGAAGGCAAGATACAATGCATCGGAACATACATGGCATTTTCCGTCAGGTGCGAAGATAGTATTTGGTTCGATGCAGCACAGCAAGGACAAGCTCAACTATCAAGGTAAGGCATATGACTTTATTGCATTTGATGAATTGACGCATTTTACATATGACGAGTATATCTATCTATCTTCCCGAAACAGAGCAAACGGGGAAGGGACAAGGGTATATATGAGAGCAACAGCGAATCCGGGTGGAATCGGTCATGGATGGGTGAAGGAACGGTTTATCGATGCGGCAGAACCTATGACAACGATATGGGAGAGTGTGGATATAGAGCATGACGGAAAGAAAGAAACGAGGCATCGGTCAAGGATTTTTGTTCCATCCTCTGTTTTTGACAACAAAATCCTGCTTGAAAACGACCCGGATTATCTGACAAGACTTGCATCCATGCCAGAAGCGGAGAGGAAAGCCCTCCTATATGGTGATTGGGATAGTTATTCTGGGCAGTATTTTGCGGAATGGAGAAACAAACCAGAACACTACGATGATAGACAATGGACTCATGTAATCAATCCGTTCAGAATCCCGAACCATTGGAAGATATATCGTTCATTTGACTGGGGATATAACAGACCGTTCTCATGCGGATGGTGGGCGGTGGATACAGATGGAGTGGCTTATCGGATTCTTGAATTTTACGGTTGTACCAAAACACCGAACCAAGGATTGAAATGGACAGCAAAACAAGTTTTTGAGGAGATTTCACGCATTGAGAGAGAACATGAATGGCTCAAAGGCAAAAACATTATGGGGGTTGCAGACCCGGCGATATTCTCTGCTGATGGCGGTGAATCTATTGCAGAATCGGCACAAAAATGCAGGATTTATTTTCAACCGGGAGACCATCAGCGAATCCCGGGATGGATGCAGATGCATTATCGGCTGGCATTCGATGAGAACGGATTCCCGATGATGTATGTGTTTAAAAACTGTAAGGCATTTATCAGAACAGTTCCGACATTAATCTATGACGAACATAAAGTGGAGGACTTGGATACTGAGGGAGAAGACCATATTGCAGACGAGACAAGGTACTTCTGCATGATGAGACCGATTACTCCAAGAGTGGTTGAG